TGTACACTTGGGATTGGACTGAAAAAGGTCAAGAGCTTGCAGGCAATACGCCAACTTACGGGGTTATTGCTCAAGAAGTACAGCAAGTAATTCCAGACGCAGTGACTCGTGGTGACCACGGTTACCTTACAGTTGACTACTCCAAGCTGATTTAAGAGGATTGAAAAATGGCTAGAGGATCTAACATAGGCAGTATGCTGGCTCAGAGTGGCCTCGCAGGTGGGCAGAATATTGCTCAAGCCTACCAGCAGCTTGGACAAGGTGTCGGAGGCATGTTTACTGGTGTCGCTGGTGCTCTTGAGAGAAGGCAAGAGAAACGTCGGGCACAGAGCGCACAAGAGCAGTTTCAGCAGATTTTAGGGGCTTACGAAAACAACCCTGACAAATTAATGGAAGAAGCACTGCTTGCTAAAAATAGCCCTGATGTTAATTTGCAGAGAATGGGACAACTTCTAGAAGCTCAAGCAAACCGTGTTCGACAAGAGCAAGAAAAAGCCGCAGCACAAAGAACTGCAGACATTACTGGAAGAGGCAAAGGAAACTTGATGGCTTTAGCTTACGATCCTGCTTTTGATATAACTGACCCAAAACAACGGTCAGGGTACATTGGCATGGCTAGTGCTTCTGAAGTACCTTTAAACGAAGCCATGCAAATAGCTATAGAAGCTAAAAAAGACAGACAAAAACCAACCACACCTACATATGATTATTCAGAAGAAACAATTATAGGAGAAGACGGAAACCCTATCCGTGTTCAAGTAGGCGTAAACAAAGCTAACCCATTAGACAGAGTTGTAATACCCATTGGGAAAGCCGTTCCTACTGGTGAAAAAGAGGGAACAAAAACTTTACAACAGCAGCTAGCAGACGCTGGAGTTCCTGATGTAGACCTTACAACTTTAGAAGGCGCTCAACAAGCTAGGCGAGATATTATTAAAATTACAGGCAATGCTTCTTTAGCTAACTCTGTTGGACAGATCATAGAAGATTTAACACCAATGAGCGTTAAGGAAGGCTTGGATTTCGTAAGAAGCACTAACCCGGAGTTCGTAGAGGCTGAAAAGCTAAGAGAGATTACGTCCCGTTTTGCTACGCTAGAAAATTTAGCGGAAGAAGACATTGCGGGGCTTTCTGCGTTAATAGAACGAACACTAGCAGCAACTACTGAAAACGATATTAAAGCTGTGTCGGAGCTTGCACGGTTTAGAAAAGCTAAAGACCTACCGCAAAGAATAAAAGATTTTGCATTAGAGATTTCAACAGGACGTTTAAGTAAAGAAACTATTAGTGAGTACTCTACACTAGCGTCTGCTTTTGAAGAGTTAGCTGAAATAAGAATGGCTAGTGCTTTAGATAATTTAATTGTATATGGCAATGATAAACAGCGTGATGCGGCTCAACGAGCTAAAAACATGATTCTTGGCGAAAGTAAAGCTAGAATTATCAATTAAAGGAAGTTATAATGGAAGTTAGTCGTGTAGAACTTGATAACGGTCAAGTAGTTACAGTAGAACATCCTGAAGAGTGGCCTGAATCTAAAATTCTTGCTTTTGCTCGTCTTAATGCACCTGATGCAAAAAGAACAGAAGCTGCTTCTGGAACAGATAACAAGGACGATGAAGTTTCCACAACTGATTTAATTAAGTTGGGTCTTTCTCGTTTTGCTGTTCAGTTTATTCCTGATACATTTTTAATGAGCAACGCAGAATTTATAAAGCAGCTAGAAGAAGCTAAAGCTGGTAGAGTAGAGTACGCTGGCGCTTTTGCTGAACGCAAAGCTAGAGAACTGGCGGGAGTTCCGCAAGAAACTGAATTAACCTACGGGCAAGAAGTTAAGGCTGGATTAGCTGATCCTTTAACTTTTGTTGGTGTTCCTGTAAAAGCGGGTTTAATGGCTGCAACTAAAGCTCTTATTCCAGCAACAACATCAACTGTTGCGGGAACAACTGCTGGTATAGCGGCTCCTGAAATTGCTGCAGAACTTGGTGCTCCTCCAATAGTACAGGAGCTATCAGGAGTCGTTGCTGGAGGTACTGCTGGAATAGCTACTGGTGGAGTAGCTACTGCTGGTGTTAGTACAGGTTTTAAAGTATTAGGTGACATCAAAAACAAAGTAATTGGCGGCGACACAGGAACTCTTGGGGTTGCTTCTGAAGCAATGGCAAACAGCAGAGTAAAGGCTGAGATTAACAGAATTAAAAGTAACACCACACCAGAAGAAATTACGCAAGCTGTAGAAAATTTAGCCTCTTTACAAGAAGAAATACCTAACCTAGAGATAGGTGGGATTGTTGCTACTATGGCTGAAAATCCTATTGCTAGAGATTGGATTAAAAAAACTACCCAAAACAATAAAGCTTTTCAAAAAGAAATTATTGAAAAAATACAAAAAGACTCTGTTAAGGTTGCCAACCGTTTTGACGAATTACTAGGAGAGTCGGAAGAAATTGGACGCCCTATCATTGAAAGTGTATCAAAAAGCCAACAAGCAAAATTAGAAGAACGGCTAAGAACGACTCTTGAAAGGCAAAATGAAAACATAGACAATGTTTTAAACGGCCTTACTACAAAAACTTTAGGTAAAAGAGATGAGTTTGAAATAGGCCAAACCGCTAATAAATTGTTAGACCGTAAAGAAGCTCAGGTGCGTAAAGCGGCTAGTAAATTGTACGACTTAGCCAAAGAGGAAGGCGGCAAAGTTTCTCTATCTGAAGATCAAATTATGAGCGTATATTCTCAGTTTAAAAACGTACGTTTGTCTGACTTTTTTGGGCCAGAAAGTCCCACCGCTAAAAAGCTAGAGGCTACTTGGTCGCCTAAAGAAGTAGATGGTGCAATAGAGTTTCCAAAAGTAACTGGAAATGATTTAATTTCTCTTAAAAAAGCAATAAACAGGGAAGTATCTAGTTTAACCCGTGTTGCAGAAAGAAATCCGACACAGAACCAACAGCTTTCAATGTTGTACAAGTTAAGAAATGTTATTAGTTCAGTTCTTAACAAAGAAGCTGTATCATCTCCGCAGTTTGTTAAGTCTCTACGAAACGCGGATGCTTTTTACTATAAAGAACTTGGGCTTCCTTTGAGCGCCGAAGGCTTGAGAGAAATAAACTCAAAAAAGTTTGAATCAGGCGCTGCCGTTAGTCTTATGACTTATGAAAAAGCTAGGGATTATGTAAACTTTGTAGGAAAACAGGGAATGGCTGTTGTTCGACACGCAGTTAGAATGAAGGCTGAAAAAGCTGGAGTAGTCAATCCCTCTGGTCAAATAAATGCTAATAAGCTTGATACGTTTAGGCGTAAAAACTCCCGTATTATTGAGTTTGCGGGCCTGAGCGAAGAATTATCTGCGGCTTCTCAAAAACTTAGGACAATAAACAATACTCACGCTAGACATAATCAAGCGTATAAAGAAAAAACTAGGGAACTTAGCCAAGGGTTTTTTAAAGCAATAACAGACAAAAATTTAAGCACAGTAGTTTCTGAAATGATTTCTTCTCCAAGCAAACGAAAAGCTTTTTTGGTTGATATTAAACGCTTGGGACAAAAAGAAAGAGATATGGTTTTGACAGGCATTAGGCAGGAGTTTCTTTCTCAAGGTCTTTCTACAAAAGGAACAATGCAAGAGTTTATTAACAAAAATTCTGAAGCGGTGTCTGATATTTTTGAGCCAAACTATGTAAAAAACATCAATAAATTAGCTGAACTCAAGGACTTAATGCAGAGAGTTAGTACTTTAATGAAAGACTCTTTGGGACAAACACCTGTTGTAGACACTATACAAGACCTTACAGGAGTGAGTATTGCCGAATACGCTGGTACATTTAGGAATCAGATTCTATCGACAGAGAGAAAAATAATTAATCTGGCAATGAAAGCAACTACAACTGCTGGCAAAGATAAGTTTTACACTAAGTCTGCGGAAGTTTTGCTAGATCCTGATGTAGTACAGCGTTTGGCTAATCCCCCAAAAGAAGATATGCAGTCGTTTGTTAAAGACGCTGCTAAAGGTGCTGGAGATTACTTAAAAAGCGTAGGAGCATACTACACTGACACCCTTAAAGACTATCTTAATTTGTCTACAATCAGGGCAGTGACCGCCGCTGAAGATGTACCAGTTGAGCAGGAGAGAAACTAATGAAAAAACAAAATGACCACACAGTAAGCTACACATCTATTGACTACCACAGTATGTGTGAAAAGTCAAAGGAGCGCATAAAGAAAATGCAGGCCGAGGGAATACCTACGCCCCATGACCCGAAAGACAAGCCAGAGGACGCAGGTAAGCGTGAGGGATACTCAGTCCTATTCTTTGGTTAATCTACTATCTCCTCCCGCAGTCTACGGGCCTGTAGTCTTACGGGCCTTAAGGCTGCTTCCTCTTCCTCGTAGTCCTCGTTGTTTATCAGGGACACATCGTACCTAAGTCTGTTGAGAGCGTAAGCAGTGTCTGTTACGTCTCTGTACCCTGCTGGTGTTAGGCCAGTGTAAGAAAAGATTTCACTACAGAACAGATTAGAGTTAGTGTGGTAGTACCCTAGAAAACTATAAGACATGAGGTCGCCGTAAGACCCACATATGTCGTTCCACCCGTGACCAAACTCAGGCCATATGTAGCCTTTATCTGGATACGCTTGATTCTCTGGTCCGTGCGCTAGGCCTACTGAGTGCCCTATCTCGTGTAAGTCTGTAAACACAGAGCAACGAGACATGGATGACGGTGGTTGGCCTTCTCTAAACCACGTATTTACATAAGCAACCCCACAGGTATCAGGGTAAGACGTACCGTAGGCTAACACAACGTCCACAGGTAACTGATTAGCCTGACGCTCTACATCACGTAAGCTATGATAATGAGCTAGCCAAAGCTCCTTTAGCTCGTACCTGATGTGTACACCAGACCTTTCATATATCCTGTTGTATTCATCTACCCTCTTCTGCCACTTGTCCCATTCCTCTGGGTACTCACGCATGATTTCTATTGGCGTGTCTATGCCGTACTTTCTGTGCGAGGCGTACACCAGTACTCCTAGCTCCCAAGTGACTACAGTGTCATCGTCCTCCCCGTAGTAAATAAAGCCCTTGGACGGACCCCGGAACTCGTAACCCACGCAGTCAGCGTTAAACTCTCTGGCGCACCGTGGTTCCTCTTCTATTGTAAACTCTAGCTCTTTCCAGCCCAGCCTAAAAATACCTGTGCCCAGCCTCCCGTCTCCAAAGATATGCACCGTGTCCCTACCGACTCTTACTGCTGTACCCATAGTGGTTGAGTGATGTACCATACCCCAAGGCTCTGGCAGACCTTGGTTGTTTTTGTAGTCTACATCCACAATTGCAGGATTGAACCTGTCTCCGGCTTCCTTTTCCATTGACAGATTCAACTCACGAGTAAAAACGCTGGGCGCTACTAAGAGCAACCCAGCTACAACGTACGCAGTAAGCCTACAATTCACAGTTGTTTCCTGTGCAGGCCAGTTGTTGTGACCCCTCAGTCATATCGCTGGCCTCTTCTATATCCCACGATATTTCCTTTGGAAAGTCCTTAACCAGTTGGTTGTACGTCTTTTTGTCTACAGGTTCATACGGTGCCTGCTGGTACGTGTGGTCTGAGTAGGGCAGGAAGCTAATCCCTGACACCTTGTCAAACTTGTTGTACAGCCACTGTCCCACCTCTAGAAACTCCTCATCACGGTAGTAGCAGGTCATAGACGGCTTGTGCTCACACCAGTAGTCCTGATATATTTCCCACAAGTCTAGCTGCTCCATAGCACCCATCTCTGAGGCTGTCACAGCGCCTTCAGGAGACGCGATAGGAAAGGAGAATACCCGTGTACTAGGGGACATTAGATCGTCCTCCACAGGCACACCAGCGGCCTCTAAGACCCCACAAAGCGGGTCACGGCTGTCTGCACGGACTCGCCTAATATACTGACTGCTGTAGCGAGGGTGAATCCCACTAGCAGAGTCGACCAACTGACTAACAGTACCTGAAGGCTTAACAGCAGTAATTGCGACAGACGGATTAATACCCAGCTTTTTAGCCCAGCGCTCGTTGGTAACAATAGCTTCATTACGCATCTCCGTTAGCCACTTCTTGAGTTTAGCTTTGTCTTCCCGTCCTGAGAGCACAGGGTGATCCATGATACCCGTGAGCGACACACCTAGGAGTGCTTCTTCCTCTGTGTTAGTCTTCCAGATGTTACGTAGGTAACGGAAGTCAGTCAATGTCGCCTGTAGAGTTCCAAGGATAGCCGCAATGCGTACTTTTCGTTTAAGGCTTGCGAGTGTATCGTCCGACCTGATAACAACTTCTGATAGATTGCAGAATTGATAGGGCCGCAAGATGATTTCGCTACATGGATTAGTTCCAAAATCATAGGTAGCATCTCTTCGCTCGTTCTTTGCAGCTTGCTTTTGACTTGCCACTCTGCTAAAGACACCTCGTTCACCAGATCGTGATTCATACAAACTAGTCCATTCGTTCAGGAACGCTTCAAAGTCAGGCTTCTCTGTGTAACACGCAGAGTTATTCGCTAGACCACGCTGGGGCTCATCTACCCACCACTGTCCGTGCTTACATCGTCGGATACGGTCATCTGTGAGGTTACTGAGGCTGATGAGGGCGCTTCGCCTGACTCCTCCGACAACGACGATTTGGGCAATCTTACAGCAAAGATCGTGGCATTCAATGGACGTAAGGCGGCGTCCAGCTGCTCCCTGAAAGAGCTCGACTGTGAACTTGAAAAGATCGACGAGAGGTTCAGGACCACTTGCACGACCTCCGAAAGTCTTGAGTGGGGCACCTGCAGGTCGTACTCTGCTAATGTCCCATTGGGGAACTTGACCTGAGTACAGCAGTGATACCAGCTCCCTAAACGATTTCGCCCATCCGACTTTCGAATCCGCAACATTAATAACTGTGTCGGTTGCATGGAATGTCTCCGCTACTTCTGGCAGTTTGCTAATGTATTGACGCTCGACGCTAAAGCCTACCCCTGTGCCGCATAGCAAGACGTACATCAGTTCGTCAAACGCTTTAGGGTGGTCTATAGGTAGGTAGCTACAGTTAAACCCTGCTACGTTGTCACGATCCAGAGCCTCTCCTGCGGTCATCAGTGCTCGCATAGAAGGCATTACGTCTAGATCGTGGATAGCCTTGAACAACTCTGACACATCAAAGTCATTCAGCGCACCCCGGTCTGACCAGAAGTTGATGTATCTGTTTACTGTTTCTTCCCAAGTCTCCCTACGCTGCTCCTCGGGTAAGTACCTAGCGTACCGTGACTTGTGTATGTACTGTTGGTATGCGTCCATTAGCCCTCCCCAAAGATTTGCTGAAGCTTGTCCATAGCGTCTTCAAAAGACGGGTGGATGGTCATGTGTGAGTCGTCGCCGTACCACTCAAGTATGTACCCGTTGTCGCCCTTTCGGATTGTTACGTTGTCTACTTTATTCACTACTCTGTTACTCCTAGCGTTTCGTTAATGATTGCTTGGCCTGCCATCTGTAGAAGCATATACACTCCATCAGGGTACTGCTCGTTGGACGCTACTTCAAACATCTCACCGTCCTCGTACATAATTACGGCCACCTTTACTTTCCTGCCCTCTTGCTCGTGTGCCAGAGCTTTACCTACAAACACAGACAGAAACTCTGATGTGGGTATCTCTAGCTTTTCTTCTTTTTTCTTTTCCCCAAACTTTCCGTCTATGACTTTCATAAGGCAACCTCTTTGATTAACCAATCCAGATAGACACGGGCCTTACGTAAGTCCTCTACACCGTTCTTGTACTCGTATCTCCAAAGGTACTTTAGACAGTTGCCCTTGAGATAACCCTTGTACTCTTGTGGGTGCATGGACGCCTTGATTGCTTCAATGGCTTCTATCGCCCCTTTGTTGTAGTGGTCCGGTTGTGTCACAGGGTTGTGTTTGTCCTGCGGATGAAAAAGTTTACCTGTTGCTGTCTTGCTTGCTTTGTCCCACTCCTGCGGTGAGGCGTCATCTATTGAATTGTAAGAAGTCCACTCATTGCTCATAAAGTTCTTCCTCTAGATCCTCTTGAAACTTGTCCAGCCTAAGCAGCAGCTTGTCCTCAAACCTGTCCAGCAGTTCTTCAGATGAAATCTGTAGGGCTTCCAGAAGATCGTCAGGGTCGTAGAACCGCAACAGACGCTCCTTAATTTCTTCTAGTGTCAGAGACATAATCAACCAACTCCTTTAGCGTGTCTATATTATACCATAAAATATCGTGTTTGTCACACCATTGAGCCATAGTATTTTTGGTACTTTTGCTCACTTTCTGGTTAGGCTTCATAAGTATGAAGATAAGTTCTTGATCGCTTCCAAGGCAGTTAGCGATTGAGCGATACTTCTGGGTGTCTCCTGCTCTGAAATATCCTTTGCACTCAATGAGATACGTCCGTCCGTTGAGTTCGTACACAAAGTCTGGTGTGTACTTTCGTTCGATCCTGTACGGGACTTGGAACGGTTCGTAGCTAAAGCCAAATGGTTGTAACTGCGTTGCAACATCTCTTTCAAACTCCGACCTAAAGTTACCTAGCTTAGACTTCCGTGACTTTCGGCTCATTGACTACCTCTGTTAAATATCTGGGTCCACTTGAGTACAGGAAAGTTCTTACTCCGGGCCAACAGGTAAACTTGTAGGGACAGTAGGAACAACCGACTGCGAGCTTTTGATTTCCACTTTTGCCATCTGGTACGACTTCGTGACACACCTCTGGCGGATCCGGTTGCTCTACGAGCTTTTTTACGCGTTCGACGTGCTCCTCTATGTCGTATGAAATCTTGTCGTACACGGGTGCCTGTGTGTCTGCAGAATCGTACATCAGGTACGTCAGGTGTCCGTTCTGTTTGTCCATTGCTAACCAGCCAAACTTGGTTTCACCCTCTGAGTGTGCATACCCTTTAATTTGAGCAACGTATCCAAACGGGTCATCATAAGCCAAACTTCCGTCTTTGAATTTTTTAAACCCAAAAGTGGAAGTGCTCTTAACGTCAGTGACAACACCATCAATTTTACAATCCATGTGGCCCGTGATACCCGAGACTTCACATTGCTTTTGCTCATCAGTTACCTCGTGTCCTGATATTTTAACGAGAAACAGAAGCATCTCTTCGATCAGATGCCCGTACATAAACTTGACGTGTGTGTTAGGTGTCATCTCCTCCTTTACGTCTGGGTTATTAAAAGCGTTCCACAGGTAGCGATCATCACGCCCTATGTTTGACATTCGTAGTTTACGCCCGTCATCCCGTGGTTCTGTAAACAGTTTAGTCATAAGGCGCTTGCAGCTTTCACCAAAGTTTTCGATCTCATCGTACAGATCAACGTCCTCTGGTACTTCTTTGGAAGAAACAACAGCGTATATGTCATCTACCAGTGAGTAAAGTTTGTTCATTTATGTTGCTCCATTAGTTCAGCTATTGCTGACTGTGCTTGTTCTGGTGTGCAATTGAACCACTCACCTCTGCGTTCATACGTTTTATCTAGCAGGCTGTGTGCTTCTGACTCAGCAGACCGTCGGTCAGCCACAGACCAGCAAGTGAACAACTCGTAGTCTCTGAACGGTGAAGACGTTTGGTATCCGTTGAGCCTGTCCTCTGAGTCCACTGCCATTCCTACCTTGACCCACTCAGGGAAGTTAGGGTTGGTAATGATGTAAACTTGTCCCTCACGGCTCAGTTCGTATTTCGACAGGCTGTCAAAAGCGGCGTCGGTAAACGTCTTGTAGCGTCCGGGTTTGTGCAGAGGATGATCCTGCCTGACGTACTTACCGTTAACATACATTTGTTTTTTATTGTGTATTAACGATCTTTGTCTTACTTTTTCAGGATTATCTTTGTAGTACTTACCCTCTGTTTTAGTGTAATGTTTGCTCACTGCTGTCTCCTTAGTGTGTGTCTGCCCACGTTGTTCCGACTTTGTACTCTCCGTCAAGCGGGCACCTGAGTTCAAAAGAAATCCCAGCCGCCTTGATGCACTCCACTGCGAGCCACCCGTACTTCTCTGCTTGTTCTGTAGCCACCTCCGACTGTATCTCATCGTGTACGTTCCCTACAAACTTGTAATCAATCCCGTGCTGTGTTGCGTAGTCATCTAAGAGAACCAAGGCCCTCTTCATAATGATTGCACCAGCGGCCTGCAACAGTGTGTTTAATGCACTATGTTCTGATCTGATCCAGAGCTTTCGACCGTCGAGTCCTGTGAGGTGCCCTTTCCTAGAAGCCTGTCCAACTCGTTCTCGTAGAGCTTCAAGAGCAGGTGTATTTCGTAGAAATCGCTGCCTAAGCGTATAGCCATCTTTTGCAGTTCCTCCGACGATGCTTCCAAGTTTGGCGTCTCCTGCACCGTAGAGGAAAGCATAGATGAAAGTCTTTGCTTGAGGCCTTGTTGCAAGTCCTGCAGCAGTTTGATTTCTGGTGTGAATATCGTCTCTAAGCAAGACATTTGTAAACTCCTCGTCGCCCATGTAGTGAGCGAGCATCCTTAGTTCTAGTCCACTGGCGTCAACACCGACCAGCCTGCGTCCCTCTGGTACAATCCAGCAGTTTCGGCAGTCCTCTCCGTACTCAGAGTTAACTGATGGAACCTGTGCCATGTTGGGGTTCTGGTGCGTCATGCGGCCTGTGATTGCACCGTTGGTTGTTACCCTCCCGTGTACCCTGCCGTCCTCCTGTACGTGCTCTAGCCAAGAAGATACTTGGGCGTATCTCTTTTGGAGTAAAAGGTACTCAAGAACCAAAACAGCTTCCGGTATATGTTTGTTTTCTTCGAGTGTTTTCTCATCCACCTGTGGCCTGCCAGATGGGGTGAGTTCCGACCATACAGCACCCTTAGCTTCAAGTCTTTCTGCCACCTGTTGCCGGGAGCCGGGGTTGAACACCGTGACTTTATCTTTAAGGCGCTTACCCGTTTTCTCTGACCACCTCTCCTCGACAATAGGCGGGAACACTTCCTGCAACTCTTCTTCAATAGCATACATACGCTCCTTGAATTTAGCGCACAGTGTGTGACACAGCCGTTGATCCAGTAGCCACCCGTTGTCTACCTGCCCTTGTACGATCCACTGTACTTGATGCTCTAGATCCTGGGACTCTCTGGAAAACCCGTCTAGCTCCACACGTAGCCTGTTGTACACCGCTTCTGTCAACTCTACGTCACGTATGCAGTAGTCGATCATCTGTGGTGTCAGCTGTGACCAATCCTCGTGGTCGCCCTTAGCGTAGCCTAAGATGTTGCCCCAGTTACGCAGAGAGTGTCCACCGGACCTGCTGGGGTCAGCAAGTCTAGACAGTACTAGAGTGTCAGCGACCATGCTCCGGTCAAAAGTAAAGCCCCAAAGACGCTCAACCACAGGAACATCGAAACCAATTCCGTTGTGGAATATGAACTTAGCCGGTGCTTTACGCGATACATACGCTTTGAAGTCTTTTTCATTGCAGATTACCTCGCTCTCTCCGTTGTGGCGACAGACGGCACACCAGATAACTGTGGCGTCCAGACCGTCAGTTTCAATGTCACAAAAGACAATGTTCAAAACTCTGTCTCCGGTGGGTTAGGGTTAGCACACTCGTGGATACGTCCCGTAAACTTATCGTAACGTAGCCAACAGGCGGGACCAGTTTCACCAGCGTAACGATTCTTGAGTACCCTGACACACGTAGTGTTCCTGATTGTCTCATCCTCGTGTTGCTGATTGCGTTCCATGCCTATGACAATATCAGATAGTTGAGCAATACTCTGGCTACCCCTGAGATCCTGAAGACTAATCCTGCCTCCGTCCTCGTGTGCAGTCCCAGAGCTACGCTTAAGATGCGACACTAGGAACAGGGTGATACCTGTCTCTGCTACCAGTGTTCGCAGCTTGGTCATAATCTCGTCTATAGCTTTCCGTTCGTCCCCGTTCTCTTGAGAAGAAACCACGATTGACAAGTGGTCGAGTATGATATATCGACAGTCGCAGGCCTTTGCCATGTGCCGTACTCTTGAAAGAAGCTCGTCGGCTGATGTTGACCCCCAGTGGTCGAAAAGGTAGTAACGTCCAGACCCCATCGTTGCTTCCCAATGAGGTCTAAGCTCATCAACAGGCGTGTCTTCCTCCAAGTGTAATCGCCTAGATGATGCCACCGACATAATTCCCAGAGCTGTCGTTGCGACGTCCTCCTCCAGTGCAAGTACACCAATGTTGGTGTCTGTGCGTTGAAGCAAATCGTACTCAAGTTCTCTGATAAACTGGGATTTTCCCATACCACTACCGCTTGTGATAGTGACAAGTTCGTACGGTCTGTGTCCTCTTGTGATTTCATTTAGTCCGTCCCACGGGTACGGTATGCTCTGTACTTGACGCTTGTTTACCAGCGCCTCCCATGTGTCAGCACCAGCGATGATACCGTCAGGTCTGTACACTTTTGCGTCCCACCACGCCTGTGTAAACTCCTGCACCCTGTTAGACATCAGCATTTCACTGGCGTCCTTTAAGGGTAGGCTACATATCTTCAGCTTGTTGGGACTGAACAGATCCTTGATCTGCTCTACTGCTAACTCTCCTGCTTTGTCTTGGTCAAAGCATAAGACAACGTTGTCGTAGCCCTCCAGCCACTCTAGGTTTTGCTTGATCTCTTTGGCGGCACCACTTGCGCCTGCCCGTAGCGATACCACATCGTACTTCTGTCCAAACATCTCGTAGACAGACATGGCGTCCAGTTCGCCCTCAGTGATCGTGATAAACTTACCCCTACCACGACACTGCTTCTGACCAAACAGACCGACGTTGGACATGGTGCCCGACGATAGAAAGTCTTTGGTCTTGACTATGCGAGACTTGGCGGCCACTAGCTCGCCTGTGTCTGCGTCATAGTACGGGTAGTAGTGCCTAGCTATCTTACCGTTGGCATCGTACTCTACTGTGACCTGATAGTGCTTCACGGTCTTAGCAGACAGACGCCTGTCGGTAATCTCAGCTACCACGCCACCCATGTTTAGGTTACTAGGTGTTGACACCTGTGTTTCCTCTCCGGTTTCACCGTTTACGTGATAGTCACAGTCGGCAGAAAAACAGTGGCGGCCACCGTTAGAGTAAACCGCCACATTGTTCCTACTACCGCACTTGGGACATTCCTCGTGGTGTAGGAATTTAGAGTCCATCAGAAGTCAGCTACCTCTGCTGATACTTCTGCTTCCTCTAGCACTTTCACAGCCTCCAGATACACTGGTGTACCGTGTACAGGGTGTGCTGGACCTGTTTTGTACTTCAGACGCACACGGGAGTTATACGGAACCTCTCCTGTGTACGTATGGCCTTCAGCATCGTACATACCAATGGCGTACTTAGACTTAAACTTACGCTGTTTAGAGCCCTCGTAGTCCTTGATCTTAACACCCTGTGCGGCAAGGGCAGCGGCATCGTCCTCTGACATTGTAATTGTCATGCTGAACGTACCAGTGTCCTGACCGTTGTACACATCGTGCTTAGTGACGTTGCTAAAGTTTACCACGCCTTCGATAACTTGACTTGACATATGAGATAATCCTCGTTGTGTTAACATTAACAGTACCCGTAGGTACACCATTAGTATACCACACTGTTTCTGGTATTGCAACCCTCCTCGCTACTAAAGTACTACTGTAGTACATATGTAGTATTACCCATTAGTTTATTTCTTTAGTTTATATCTTTAGTAATCCTTAATACTACTTAAGATGTTATCATAGTTCTCCTGTAATTGCAACACTTCATCCTGTGATAAATTACCACTATCAGGTATTGACTCCATGTTCTCTAGCTCCCAGTGAGTAGCAATAGACACCGTGAGGCATTCTGTACACAAATCGTAGTGTACACCGTTTGCATCTTTCTTTAGGATCTCTAGATCATCTAAGATCACATCACACGCCTTGCATCTCATCCGTTGTCCTCCGGTCCAAACACTTGTGCGTAAGCTTTGCATAGCTCATTATAACTCTTAGCCCTGTAACGATCTCTGATTACACCTCTAGCCAGAGAAACCACAGTGGCAAAGTCGATAAATCCAAACTCAAACTCTGTCAAGTCTTGTATCATCTGTTCTTGTGACAGATCAGGCTCGTTGTAATCGTGCATAGTCATTCTCCAAATATGTAATACGTTAGTATACCAAAAGCAGCAACCACTGCCAACACTGCAAATAGTTCCACTATACCGCCTCCTGTCCGTACCAGCGCATAGGGATGCCCCGTGCGTCCCAATCGTCTGCCTTATAATTGTAATACAACTGATACCCTAGCACAGCGTCGTCACGTTTGCACTCATCTGGCATACACTGGGGTGGATCAGTGAAACCACCATCAGGAATGCCGTTAGGAGGCCGCAGAAGCGTCTCTGAGTGCTTTTGAATGGTTTTGTGTACCTTACCATAGCGTCGGGTGTATTCGTCCCCTAGAGCCATTAAATGCCTCTGAAGCCATGTGTAGTTTTTACGGTTAGCCCTAGCCCACACCGCAGACGGGTGGTTCTTGTGTGTGCTCTTGTACGCAATCTGCCCACCGTCAAGCTCGTTGTGTGCTGTACTGAGTAACTGTGCAGTCTCTAGTATCATTTTGACCACGTGACGATCACACTGTAGCCTTGCGGCTTCGTGTGGGTCACGGTCTAGGTAAAATATGTTCATAATTCACGTTTCTCCACTATGCTTTTACTTAATTCAAACGGAAACTCTTTGTATACTGAAGATTCCTCCAGCTTCTCCAGAGCGTCTTTCAATTTTGATTCTAATATCTCGACGTGCCCGTTGTCAACAAAGTAGTCTAAAACAGCGTTGGCTAGGTCTATAGAGATATTTCCGCGTGTTACGTTAGATAGTCCCCTTCCCCTTCTCATTGCGGCCCACAACGCATCCTCTGAATCATAATCATCATTCTCTGAAAAACGTAAAAAGTCCTGTGCGTATTCTTCAAAAGCTGGCAAAAGAATGCTCAAAAGGTCGTACCCTTGTGGTCTGCAGTGTTTTATGTTGTGTCTGTACCTAAACCAGTTTGCAGTTTTTGCCCTCGGGTTGTCGTGTTCTTCCCAAACAGAATACAGTTTAAGGCCCATTGTTTCGTTAGTCATTCTTCAGTCTCCGTGGTCTGTCGGTAGATAATCCTCACCTGCTAAAACTTCATCGTGAATTATACTCTCAAAGTAATCCACGTTCCAGCCCTCGCGCAAGTCTCTGTCACCTACGGTTATTTTATCAATTTGCACAATGTCTATGTAATCATCACAAGTCAGATTCCAATGGATCACAACGTCTAGCGTTGCCCACTCGCAATCCACCTGTACCTCTGTCTGGTGTTCTCCGTATCGTATAGCCATTACAAGCCCTCCTCACTAAAGATTAACCATGTGGTTATCACTAGACAACCAAAGCCCCAAAGCCAGATGATGTCTGTTTCCATCACAAAACCCTCGTTGTTGTTTCGTAGGCTAAGAAAGACAGCAGGGTCATGGCAGTAAACCACAACGCCACCAGTCCAATGACCATAAATTGCTCACTTGTCGTAAGATCGTGACTTCTGTTTCGTCTTTGCATGGTTTAACCCTCCACGTACTCTGACCAGAAGTCGTCAGCGATTTGGTTCCACTTGACCTCGGCCAGTGATGACATTATGACGTCCTGTTGAAATGCGTCAACCCCACTAAATAGCTTTCCCTCTACAATGTCTCGCAGTTGCGTACTAAAGTCGTACACGTTGTCAGCATCCTTTAGG